CTCTGGCTGCTTCAGTCTCTTCGTTAAGTCTTCTATTCCCTAAAGACTCTCTATTTCTAGCAGTATTATCCATAATAGAGTTTATTGAAGAGTCAGCCTCAGCTTGTCTTAAAGCTGCTTGAGCTTTGGCTAGGTCTTTGTAGTATCTAACTTCATCCTTAAGTAAGTCAACCTTACTTTGCTGAAGTATTAGCGCTTCGGTTTGAGTACTACTAAGTGCTCCCATAGTAGCCAGTAGCTTATCTTCCGCATCTAGTTCTTGCTGTATCAGTTCATACTTATCCCTGTATACTCCTAAACCTGCGGATTCAAATCTGTTAGCTGCTAAAGTATTGTTAAGCTTAACTTGGTTAATCTTCTCTAATTGCTTTTGATACTCAATCTGCTTCTCTAGTAAGTAGATTTCGTTGCGCTTCTCTCTCATAGCTTCAACATTCTTCTTATCTGCTTTATCCATAAAGTCTAGAAGATTTTTCTGAATGTCTAGTTGAGACTCTAGTCCCTGTAGTTGAGAGTTACCTTGTAGCGTGTTATCTAGTGCTGCTGCTGATAATGTAACGGATAAGTCTCTAACTTTTTCATTTAGCTTTTCAGCATACTCGTACAATTCGTCGAAGCTATTTATAGTAGCATCTAACCCTAAAGATTTAGATATTTTTTCAAACTCTTCTCTAGTTTTAGCAGTTACTACTCCAATGCCTTGTATTACTGTGGGTATATTAGCTTCTCTAAGGCTCATAGCGGTCTTAACAAATTCGGACATCGGCCCACTTACTTGCTGAGAGCTATTTGCTAAAGATTCCATATCTCTAGCCGCAATCTCAAAGTCTCTGTTAAATGCTATGATAGCTGCCCCCATTTCAGCTATTTTATCATCGCTGAAACTGGACACTGCAATGCCTGCTTCTCCTAGGACTTTATAGTAGTCGCGAAGTGACGTGGTTGCGGCGTCGACAGTGACTATCTGCCTATCCATTGCTTGCTCAGTATTATCTAATCCTGGGATTAATCCTACTAAGCTGTTGGATAATTCTTTAAGCTCATCAGAGAAAGCGTATAGTAACCCTCCTGTAATAGCGGTAGCTATTAGAAACAGAGGATTTTTAACCATTGCTATAGTTGCTGCTTTAACCGCAGAGGCTATAGCAACAAAACCACCAGCTACTGCTGCAAGAGCCGTAGGTATTCTACCGGCTGTAAGAACTGTCATTGCTACAGCATTAGAACGTGCCGCCGCCGTTAGTCCTACAACAGCCTTTGTAGCTGCTACAGTTGCAGGAGTTAAAGTCGAAAGTAAAGTTCTAGTAGCATATACTGTAGTAATAGCTACTAATGCTTGCAAAGCTATAGTAAAGTTTTCTACTGTATCTTTAGCATCCTCTAAATGTCCAGCACTCTCCTCAGTAGACTCACCAAGTTCTTTGGTAGCCTTGCTAAGTTCAGAAGCAGCTACTAAAGCTTGTCCCCAGTGCTCACCTTCTAGAGCTAACTTTAAGGTTTTTTGAGACTCTGTTACGTCATCAGTAGCGGCCTTAAACTTATTAGTCTCGTTTAGGGTATTGAGTAAAGAAGTACTAACCTTAGCTAAAGGTTCTAATAACTTAGATAGCCCTACTAACATATTATCAATAGCGTTCTTTGCTGCGACACCTAGTTCTTCCCATTTAGTAGCCTGAGCATCTATACCGGAGAATCTAGTATCTAACTGGCGTTGAACTTCGTTAGTTAGTGCTAGCTGACGTTCATAATCAGATAGTTCGTCTACGGTCTTATCCACCGTTTTAGCGTATGCTTCGAACGCTGGAGTCAATCTTGTAACAACACCTAGTTCGTCAAATAGTTCAATCTCTTGTTTAGAGATACCGCGAAGTACCCTATCCATAGAGTCGTTGAAGTCTCTACCTAGTGCGATTGATGCTTTACGTGCTCCTACTGTTAGGTTTTCTAACTGTTCCGCAGTAAAGTTAAATGCAGCACCTTTAGTAGCGAATGACATGCTTTCTCTAACTGACAATGCTCCTTGAGAAAGTTCTGACATATCTCTAGCTAGACCTTTAACGTTAATACCTGAAACGGCTGCCGAGAAGCTAGCTGTTTGCGTCATTAGCCTATCGAAGTTAGCAGCTTCATTTAGTACCCTAAATGCTTCTGAAACTGCGTAAACGTTAATAGCTATACTAGCGTACGCAGATGTTAAAGGGTTCATAGAGAATGCTAATTCACTGAAAGCCCTCTTCTGGTTTCTTCCGCTACCTGCTAAACCTCTAGCAGAGTTATTGAAACCGTCTTGGCTTTGAGTAGCTCTACCAACAGACTTGCTGTATTCGTTCATAGCCTCAGCAGAAGCTTGAGTTGCGTCTCTAGTAGTTTTTAAACGTTTAGCTGTTTTACCAGTATTCTCTTCCATAGCTTCTAGCTGTATGTTAGATACTCTAATACGTTCTTCAATTCTGTCTAGACCTATAACTACTTGGTTCAATATTTTTTCTAGAGACTGCATTCCTGCTGACCCTGTAGTGCTATCGTTTACGCTTTTAAGCGATTTGGCAGCACTAGATGCTGTTTTGTTAACCATGTCTAGTGTTTTGTTAACTTCTTGCATCCTTTTCTGGTATGTTTCCAATCCTTTAGTTTTTATCTTATTAGCACTCATAGAGGAGTTAATAGTTTTCATACTATTAGACATTGACTCTAATGCGGTGTTAATGGACTTGAAACTTCTACCAGACCCTTTGACTGTCTCTATAACAGCTTTAAGGTTTTCATTAAGCTTACCAGACTCACGAGCAGCAGTGGTAATATCCTTACCACTTACTTTAATCATTATGTCTCTTATATTTCGTTGTGCCATTAATTATTACCTTATATAAAAAAGGCCCTAAGCCTTTCGACCTAGAGCCAAACGTGAAACACAGGTGCTTCACTCCAGAGGATAACTTTGTACTCCTAGCGACCCTTGCTGATTTCTTTTTTAGCTTTCTCAACAGAGTTTTTCACATTAATTCTGTCTAGGTGTAGAATTGCTTCCGTTATCTCCATTCTGCTCCAAAAGTCCGTTATTAAGTATGTATCTAGTAAGAACGGTAGAGCAGATACGTTTTTTCCTGCGTAAGTACTAACATTACCTCCTGTATACGTATCTGGAAGCTTAGAGTAAATCTCTAGAGAGTCCTGTACAAACTGAGGCAAGTCCGAAAAATCCGGTGGCATCTTGTCAGGGTCGGGTTCATCACCCATACGCTCACAGATTTCCAAGTACTGTTCTTTAGTAATATTATGTTGCTGGTTGCTTTGGTATTTATCGAGTAGATCTAAACCCTTACTTAGATTGCTCTCCGCGAAAGTATTTTAGTTTAAACGCCACCTCGTTTACCCAAGCTTCAAAAGCAGTACTGTTTTTGATAAGCATTACAGCGTTGTCATGGGTATAAGGAATTTCGTCTTCATCCTTAACCGCGTCGTCGTCAACCGGTAATAAGTCTTTAACGTACTCTCCTGTTAGACCTTCCCAACCCTTGATAGCAGCATTGGTGAACTTCTCTGCGAATTTATTCTCGTCTAGAGTTTCTTCCATGCTAGAGTAGCGGTCTGACATTCTTGTAACTGTGCAGTCTTTGCGAATTTTATTCGCTAGCTGTCTGCTTATTAGACCAATTTTAACTTTAAATCCTTTGTAACCTGGGAACTCTAGTTCCGCAGTTTTTGATTCCTGTAATACATCTTTTAAATTAACCATATTTCCTCTAGATTATTATTTGTGAGTCTACGCTATTTAGTAGCTTAAAGTCTGAAACCGACTGTAGTACTCCTGAGCCAAAATCAGCTCTCTGTGTTATGTTGCAATGTCCTAGGTTGACTGTCATGTAGTCGCCTAGGGATATAGATACCGGCACATCAGGTAAATATTTGGGCTCTTCTGTCCCTCTTTTTATAGTTGTTATATTACCCGCTACTGCCAAGTTAGACCCTACTACATCTTCAGGAATAAACATAGTCCCAGAAAATGCGTCGTGTACTGATTGATTATTTAGCCAGTTTATATCTCTAGTCAATTCTAAGGTAGCTCCTGCTACTCTAGAAACATCAATACCTGGTACGGATGCTGAGATATAGGCGTTTGTAAATGACCCTTGAGAGTATAACGTTCCGTTAGATGGTAGAACTATTGAATCCATCATAGAAGTAAATCCTCTAGCTGTCACAGACATGCCAAGAATCCCTCTAGGATTTAGTTTAAAGCTAAGATTCTCTAGTACCACATTATCTATGAATACTACCTTTGCTCCTAAATCTACGTAAACATCAAACTTTTTAGTCAATTGTCCATTAACTGCTGGAAAGTTACCAGAGGCATCAAAGCCGTACCATTCCAAGACTTTTTTCTCAACTGTAATATTATCGCTGAAATACATTTCAAAGTCAAAAGAGCAATTAGATTTGGCATTTACATAAGTTTTGTTATTAATAGCTACTGGGTTATGTACTGTTGATACATCGTACCCTCGCTCAATAAAGGTTTCGGAGAAGTTAAAGTCCGCTACCTTTAGCAGGTAGCGGTCAGTACCGTCGTCTATAATGAGCTTAGAGCCTCTTTTAAAACTAAAGCTCATTTAGTCTCCTTATCGGAAAAACGTAATGTTTACTTCGTCACCGTCGTCCATATCAGCGCTGCTAGGAATACCTTTAAATTCTAGGGACTGAGATATAATGGAGTCTACTGAAACAGCTGGGATGCCAATATGCGCTTGAGGAAGGTTTACTTCCACACGGCTACTATTAGATTTACCACCTAGTTCAAAAGTGATGTTAGAAACGTTGATAACGTTTTTGTTCTGTACCATTTGTTTTAGTAAGTCCGCAGAACCATAAGCGTTTGCGTCACTAGAACCGTCCGCCAGACCAACACCGTCACGTAGGTAACTATCCATTGTACCAGATACATCGAATGTACCAGTGAATGAACCTACCGGAGTATCTACCTCAGCTAGTGTTGAAGGAGTTACATAACTGATATTGTTGTTGATAGTTAGTGAACCACCTGTTAGAGCAATACGGTAGTATGAAGTAGTACCCCCAGCATTAGATTGCATAGTAACAGTTGTTAACTTACTTAGGATGTAAGAACGGTCAGCTGGGATACCTACGAAAGAATCTGCTGTAGGTAGGTCAGGATTGAATGTTTCCGCAGTAGCCGACATAAATGCAGGAGCTGCGATTTCAACCATCTCTGTACCTTGTCCAGACCAGTTAGTCATAGCAATGTCAGCAATGTCTAGAGGTATGGAAGCTTCGTTGACCTGAGCTTCTTTAACTAAATAAACTTTGTTATCAATCTTAAAGTAAAGGTTAAGCTTAGTCAGTACGTGAGCACCGTTTTTAGTGAATCCGATTTTAAACTCTGAACCTGTTGAGTAAACGTCAGTTTGACCAGCATTACCTGCGCCATCACCTTGCAGTTCAAGAGGAAGGTCATTGCTAGTTGCTAGAGCATGCCATAGTATAGCATCTAGAGCATATACGTCACCGTTTACTAAGTACGGGTTTAAGTATGTTGAGAAACTCCAGTCAACAGGGTCTAGATTGGTATTGAAACGTCTAGAACCACGAGTTGGTGTAGGGCCTGCCTCTTCTGGGGAAATATCCTCAGAAGCCATGTTCTGACCTAAACTATACCCGTCTTGAATTGGGATCTCAAATGTGTTTGAGTTATCGTGCCCAGTGTCTACTGTACTAACCCAAAGTCTGGTATTACGTGATAAATTTAAAGACATTAATTATTCTCCTAGTAATCTCTTCTTTTTTCATATTCTACAGAGAGTAGTATCTCCCCAATTCCTTGAGGCTGTAATAGACCTTCATCTGTAGTGATAGACAATATAGTGTTGGATATAGTTTTATGGGTCTCCTGACCACTACTTGTAATTAAATTATACGCCATATCCAAATTCTTGTCAAAAAACTTTTCTAAGTCACCAATGATTTGCTCAAGTTCCCCTTGGGCATCATCTTGGTTTTTTACATATACTCGTACAGCAACTTCAAGCCTACAAAGGGTAAAGTTGGAGGGCATGTCTTCTCTAGTCTCAGGCCCAGGAGTAACAGTAATAGTAGGGAAATTCTCTATATCTTGGAAATGTCGAACTCTAGATTCCACATTACCGTACATGTTAGTAAGGTAATCCCCAGTACCGTTTAACACTTGTTGTAACTTTTCTACATATGCGACTGGAATCGCTATTCTGGCATTCATCTAAAGTCACCATTAATAATATTGCCGTGTTTGTTTCTTCCTGAGTACACGCTAAATCTAGTATTAGCTAAATCTTGGTCACTTATTAGTAACGATAAAGCATCAGCTATTGCGTTAGAGAATATATCCCTAGGGTCACGGCCTTTCTTATACTGAGCAAATCCCGGTTCAAATGTTTGATACGGGTAATGCAAATAAGTAAAGTGTATGCTACTTCTCTTTAGGTTAAAGCTAGTAATATTAACAGAGTTGGCTAACCTACCAGTCCTAAAGTTTAGTGTGTTTCCGTACTTGTGCCCTTTCATAATTTCTTTAGCTTTTATCTTAACCATACTATTAAGAAGAGTAGCTAATTTAAGAGCACCAATAAATCTTCCAGACCTAGAGCGAAGTGCTTGAGCCGACTTGGTAACATTGATCCTTTTAGTTCTAGAGAAACCTTTTATCTTGTTACCTGTGCTGTCACCTACTATAGTAGATACAATACCATCGACTTCAGATTCTAATACCTCTATAGCAGCATCTATAATTTGCTCTATACTTTTCTCCGAGGTTTCTATTCCTCTAGAGTCCAATGTATAAGCTAAATCTGCTCCACGCTCTACTAACATTTCCCTGTATTCTTGAACTCGTCCTAAAGCTATAGAATCTAAGAGTTTAGCTTCTACTAATTTTCGATATTCTAAATCTAGGAAACTGGTAAACATTATAACACCCTGAACATATCTAATATAGTTCTAATGTGACTTGGTAAAATA